TCAGCTACGGTATACCGGTCGGATGGGATGATCAGGAGTACCTTCGCGGTCCTGGGTCCGGTGGAATACCGGGTTCCGGATGATGCGGTTGCGGATAAGACAATGAAGGTACGGGTCGTGCAGCGGGATACAGGGATAGAGGCCAGCCGGTGCTGCCTGGATACGGATGGGACATTGGATTATGGAAAACTTATCCCGTATCTGACAGGCAACAGCCAGAGAAATGAGATGATTGTGAAGGACCTCCTCAACAACGCGGTGTGCTGGAACCTGGTTTTGTCTGACCGCCTGGAACATCTCAGGACCCTCATGGATCTTCTGCCGGAGGAATACAGGCTGTTTGCCGTAATGATTGATGGTAGCATGACAAGCAAGGCAGGCAGGGCTGCCAGGGAGAAGGCAATTGAAGATATGCGGAACGGGAAGAAGCATTTCCTATTTGCCAGCTATTCCCTGGCCAAGGAAGGACTGGATATACCGCGTCTTGACCGGTTATACATGACCACACCTAAAAAGGATTTTGCGGTGGTCACGCAGAGTATCGGGAGGATAGCAAGGGTATTCCAAGGTAAGGACGATGCAGTCTGCTATGACTATGTGGACAGCATCCAGTTCTGCCAGAACCAGTTCAAGCGGCGTCGGTCCCATTATAGGAAGGCAGGGTGCATCTTATGAACACAAAAGGACAGATACAGCGTGAAATTGAGAGTGGGGAGCTGGTAAAGGGCGTTTTCTGCGATGCGTATAAGTTCTACCTGAAATATCATGGAAGGCCTATGGAGCCTGGAATGTGGGATGAGGCAACAAAGGATTTTGGTGAAATCATGAAGAAATATAATGGGGCTCCTATCTGCGGCAGGTTGATGCTGGCTGCCTTCTCACAGCTGGAGGGAGAGACACGATGAATAAGGCAAAAGAAAAAAAAACAACCGGAATCCCCGGTCTACATCTGCAGCCAGTGCGGGCAGGAGATAAGCGGGGACCATGTGTATATAAGGACAAGGCGGCGGACGGAGCTACACATACACTTCTGATGCATGCCGGGGAGGCGTAGTAGAAACGAATGATATCATAAATCGATGTTTGGAGGAGGAATGAACGTGGATAGATTAACGATACCGGATGAACCTATAGAAGGTGGAATGAGACGGGCGGTAGTCGATGCAAGGGCGGTAAAAGAGCAGGCTATGACGCTTTATTGGAAACTAAAAAAGTACGAGGACACTGGCCTGGAGCCAGATGAAATTAAGGAATTAAAAGAAAAGAGCATGGTGCAGAAAATGCATAAGCCAAATCCCAATATTTACTGTTGCCCAGGGTGCGGAGAAAAGATTATGCCGATGTGGGATTGCTGTCCATGGTGTGGACAGCATGTAACCGATAATCAATATTAGGGTTTGGAGGTTTGTATGGAATTTTTAAGTGAACATTGGGTTCTTATTTATGGGATGTTTATGTATGGTATGGGACTGCTAACTGGTTCTATCAAAAAGAAACGTTAGTTAGCATTTGAGAAGGGAAATCCGTTGGGTAATAATGAGGGCACCGGACACGGCAGCATATAGTGAGCATAAGGGATGAGGCTGCTAATTTAGGATTTTTGAGAAAGGCGCTATATATGATTATTCAATTAGAACAGGCTGATGTGGAGAAAATAGAAAGGTTACTATCCTGTATTGTTATGGAAAATAAAGATAGGGACTTAATTAGGATTGTAAAATCTATTAGACTCCAGATTGATGAAGAGGAAAACTGAAACCAACAGTCTTAACATTTAAGGAAGGAGTAGGAACGTGGATAAAGAAACAGCATTAAAGATTTTACAGGAAAAGTATCATATCGAAGGGCCAATTAAAGTGGTTCAGGACGAGTTAAAAGCCAGAGAAGTAGCCGTTACACTTCTCGAAAGAGATATTGCCCCTCTGAAAGCAGAAAGTGCAGGGTACGATGAGGCATATGCAGAATTTTTTAAATGCCCGGTTTGCGGTGGGGAAAATGCTTTTAAGGGAAGTAATTATTGTCCTGATTGCGGACAGCGGATAACCACAGATTAATCCGCAAAACTGATATAAGCAATATTAGCATTTGGAGGGTTAAAAGATGGAAAATAAAATATATAAGATTTGCGAGGATGTATTAACGATAACAGATGATGAAATCAAAGAATTAAGAGAGATTGCCGAAGGACAGAAACGGTATAATAATCCGTTACGCATGGCGACATCTGGATGGCAACAAGAATTAGGCGAACACAATGATAAAGTTTTAGATGCAATTATTGCGCTGAAAAAGGAATTGGAAGCCGGTGCTGAAATTGAAAGACCAAATTAGAACTTTTGGGAATAAAAAAGAGCCTTGCGGCCCTGCCCGACGTTTTACAAAGGTGAGGAATTACAACCTCACAAGGGTCTACTGGCGGCTTTGCGTTCCCTGTTATTTAATTTGATTATAGCAATTTTTTGAGAATTATACAATAGCAATATTTAACATTTGACAAAGAAAGAAGGTATCTGATGCAGATAAAAGATATGATAAAAAAATATCCCTTTTGTGGGAGCGAAGCAACCTTAGAACGACAACCACTTGCATATGCGCCCTTTGATGGTTGGGCGGCACAATGTACGAATGAGGAGTGCTATGCAGCATCTACAGGGATGATGTGGCCATCTCAGGACGGAGCACTCACAGCTTGGAATACTCGTGTAAACTGAAATAGACACTATTAGGATTTAACGGCGGAAAATCGGGAAGGAGCAGTATGTTTTTTTGCGAAATGTGCGGCAGCGGTGATTGTTGCGAAAGGACAGATATACACGGCGGTCCTATATTATGCGATACATGCTACATGGAGGCTAAACAGGACCAGGAGGACAAAGACGCAATCGAGGAGATTTTTAAGGACAATTAGGATATAGGAGGCGAAGGCAGTGGGATTAAGATTAGTCAGCGCCGACCAAGTAAAGGATATCATCTGCAAATACGAGAACCGGATAATCCAGAGAACGATGGTCTTCGAAATCGAAAAACTAAATGGAGTTCTGGCAACAGAGGAGCAGATGGTGGAGATTTTGGGCAACGAAAATATGGAACTAGATTAAGAATTTAAAAGGAGAATACCTATGGGATACATAGCAACTGCTATATTACTTTACGCTTGGTATATTAGTGGTGGAGCAGCGGATAATTTATTGATACCAGCGGCACTATTTGCAATAGCTGGCGCAATTAGTTTTCACAAATAAAATTAGGATTTTTATGAGATATTACTATGAACACTTATTACTACGAATCTAAGTCAATAGAGTATATGCAAGGGAATTTTATTGATGCCGAAACAGCGAGTAAAGCAAAATATCTAATATGGCTAAAAGGTGCCTGTGAATACTTTGATTGTTTTGAAGACTTTATTCGGGACATAAAAATCAGGAAAATAAATTAACGTTTGAGAGAGGAGGAATCATATGGCGATAGTGAGGTTTAAGGCTACACAATGCGATAAAAGGTTTGACCGTCCGATGCAGATCATGAGTGGTTGCAATATGGTAGGCATAACTGTCAATATTTCGCTTGAGACGGATGCGGAGATAACACCTACATATCTATTACAGATGGCAAAAGAGATAGAGTCCCTGCCTCCTGAAAACCATAAGTATTTTAAAAATGTAAAGCCAATATATTTGGAGGTGAGCGGGTGAATAACGAATGCAAGCCGTGTGAATCATGCGGATTTGAGCCAGAATGCCGATGGGCGCATGATTTTGAGGTAGAAGAATGTAAGGACTGGGCACCGAGAGAGGAATCTGATGGAGCTTAGTCTGGAAAACTGACATTTACTTTAGCGTACTAAATCGGGCGGGTGACCGATTGAAAATTAGCATTTTCGGAAGTAAGAGGATAAAAAATGAAGCCTGACAAGGTAATTGAAGTTTTAAACGAAATTTTGCTGCAATTTGAGATGAATGTCACAGAGGCAGAAATGGGCGAATCTGATGCGCTTGAAGCGGAAGAATCGAATAAAGAAAGCGTCATGGCTTTAAAAGAGGCAATAAAAGCAGTGAAAAAGCAATAATATTAGCATTTCCGGGAGAACCGGAGAAAGGAATATAAAATATGAATGGAACAGGAATTGTACGTAGAGTGGATGATTTGGGGCGGATAGTGCTGCCGAAGGAAATAAGGCGGAAGTTAGGAATAAACGAAGGAACACCTATGGAAATATATGCCTCAGCAGATAGCGTTACAATGAAAAAGTATTATCCAGAAAATGAATTATCAAGTATGGCTGCCAATCTTCAAGAAGCCGTGGAAGAGATGTGTGTTGACTTGGGGCCAGAAAAGACCGGAGATATACGGCGGCATATCCGGGAGATTCAGAATCTTTTAAAACAGGGAAATTAGAAAGGATTTGACGGATTTGGAACCGAATCAGTTGTATTTCAAAGTTGTTCAAGTGTTGCACAATTTTACTGCAAAAAGGAAGATATAGCAGTTTGAAGGAGGTGTAAATGTGTGGGTAGTAGAAAACGTAAATGGTGATGGTTCGCAGGTACAAAAAGAATTTGAGACATATCAGGAGGCAAATGCCTACGCAGAGTGGACTTTGGGAACTGTTTGTTATGTACAAACTTAACGTATTGTGCAGAAAGGATAATCATGAATGGATTAATTGGTATATGGCTTATGTTTTCCGCAGTCATCATCGGATGCATTTGTCTATTCGGGATGGATTTTACATTTAAACAAAAGATTTGGGTGATGGTGCAATTTGAAATGTTTATAACCGCACTTATAGCTGGAGCGTACTTTTTGAGTAGGTGATGGGGAAACTGAATATTAGCATTTCCGGGAATAGGAGAAACACATGGGAATTGATTTAAGCAGATTTAAGGTAATTCACGGCGATAAGGTATTGAATGCTGTGGCACTGATGGAAGTGAGGATGCCAGAAGGGATGAATTGGAATGATAGAAAAACAACTGAAAAGCCCAAAATCATTGAGGTTCTAGCAATCAATGAGGATGGGAACCTTGTATCAATTATGGATGAGGCATGGACATTTCAGTTTTTGCCAATTGTACAGAATTAGCATTAAAAGGAAGGGGTATAAGCATTGGAATACTTAAAAAAAGATGATGTTATAAATGCAATGGAAAACTGTTCGGTAACAATCGATATGTTTGGGACAAAGAGAAAGGTGATTGACGGAATAATGATGTGCTGCGCTATTGCAGATATGGAAGCTATAGAAACAGGCCTGGAGCCGGAGGAAATCTTGGATAGTAAACTGCGGGCCAACTGGGTACCGGTAGCAGAGCGGTTGCCGGATAAGCCAGGAGACTATTGGGTTGCAATGAGACATTTGGACGGACTGGCCCCATGAGGATGCGTGGAACGAGGTGGTTGTCGCATGGCAGCCATATTATTACCCGGAGCCATTTGTTCCACAGAATTAACATTTACCGTAGAAAGGAGCTTTATGGATAAAACAAATAAAATTGCCATGGAGATACTCAATGCGAAAAAGCGGGTTGATAACAGAGCAGGAGTGAAAGACATGTGTGATGAATGCAAATACAATACAGGTGATTATGTATGTCACCATCATTGCAGTGGGTGCGACGGCAGGAGTAAGTACCAGAAGGGAGAATGTGGTCATGAAATGTGAAATGTGCGATTGTCATACATCCAAGACAGTTAAAATAAAAAACAGAAAGAATGGAAAAGAATTAAATATATGCAGAGGGTGCGCCGTTCAGAATGGATTCATGGAAAAACCATCAGGAACCCACTGGGAATGCAAGTATTGTGATTGCACCAGAGGAGTACCGTATGAAGATGAACCGGACTTTCTGGTATGCGCCCAGTGTGGAGCCGAATGGGAAGACTGCAAGATATTGGTTGACGATGAAGAATATTAGCACTGATGGAGAGAGATGAAAAAAGCAGGGATTAAAGAAAGGATATTATTTAGAATAAGAATTATTTCAGGAGTAAAGCAAGGAAATGTAGTAATGGTTACGTGTGGGTGCTGCGGAGGAATGAGCATAAGGACGTTGCCAGAGTTATACAGAGAAACGGTTGAAGAAAATAAGTCTATGCAGATAACAAAATATCGTTGCCTTGACTGCGGAGCGGTAGGTTCGATGATTGAGGCATGGGAAAGCAGCAGAGGCTAATAAGGAGGTGATGCCTTTGGGAAAGATGCGGACATTAAACACAAAATATGGAATAAGCAAACATAGGTTCAAAGAATTATATTATTGGTGCCTCCAATACAATGAATGGAAGGATGAACTGAAATATAAGACAGATACGGTCAAAGCTGTAGAGGCGCATGATATGCCAATGGGTAGCGGATGCATAGGAAATCCAACAGAAGCACTTGCCATGAGAAGGGCAAGGCTGGAAGAGAATTGCCGTATCATCGAGCAGACAGCGATAGAAACAGACCCGGCCCTGTATCAATATATATTGAAAGCGGTCACGGACGAAGATGTTACATACAGATACCTGAGCCTTATCATGGGAATTCCATGCAGTCATAATACATATTATGAGCGGCGCAGGAAGTTCTATTGGATACTAAATCAAAAAAAATAAAACAAGATTGGTAATCAGGGGACAAGTCAATATGGTATATTAATATCATGGATTATTAAAAAAAGCGTACTCATAACAGATAATGTACTCCAACGGGCAGAGGCATCCACCATATAGGCGGGTGCCTTTGCTCATGCTTAATGGTATTGTCAGATAATTCAGTCAATTCATATATTTGGGTCCTTCCGAGGGGGCCGGGGAGGGGTGCGGGTCGTGGAAGGTCCGGTATTTTCCTCCGTAGAACCTAAAAAAATAGGTGACTTCCTTCCGCTTTTGAGGAGGGGAACGGCAGGGAAGGAGGCCGGAGACAGAATCATGCAAAAGGAGGTACGGGTAGGATGGTTGTAAATCAGAAGGAATTATCACAATGCATTGGAATATCAACACGGCAGATAAGAAATCTAAAATCGGAAGGACTCTTTCAGACCGAGAAAAATTCAAGGGGATATAATCTTGAAAAGTGCATTCAGGAGTACATAAATTTTAAAGTAAATGCGGAAATGGGACGCAGGACAAATATAACAAAAGAGGAAGTTCAGGCAGAGCATGAGGAAATCAAGAAACAGATTGCGATATTAAAGCTTAGAAAACTGCGGCGCGAACTTCATGAGGCATCGGATGTGGAAGCTTTCCTCACAGATATGTTAATAAGATTCAGAAACCGCCTGATGTCATTACCGCCAAAGCTGGCACTGGCGTTAAGCGGTGAAAATGATATGAATGATATGATAAGAATCATACGTACAGAATTGGGAAACACATTAGAGGAACTATCACAGTATGATCCAGATGAAATTGACGGGGTGAATCCAGGAGAAGTATGTTTGGATGACCCAGATGAAGATGACCCAGACGATGAAGACGAGGAGGAAGAAGAGTGAAGGGATGGGATACAGGACTAGGACACGAATAAAAACTGCTAACCTATTCAGGCGGGTAACAAGGGCTATACTGAAAAAAACGGAAGAACTTACCGTTAGTCAGTGGGCAGAAAAATATAGGATACTGGATGAATCAAGTAATATATCCGGTCGATGGTCCAATGGGGTAACGCCATATCTTGTTGGAATCATGGATACGCTGAATGATGATTATATTAGGGAAGTATACCTATGCAAAGGTTCGCAGCTTGGTGGGACCGAAGTCCTAATAAACATGCTGATGTATATTGTTGACATGAGTCCTGCGCCGACAATGATTGTATATCCTTCGGACGATTTGGCAAAGGACATATCAAATGACAGATTAAAGCCATCATTCAGATTAGTACCACAAATTAGGAAATTGTTCATGGAGAATTCATCCAAGGAACTGCGGCTTAAATTTAAGGCGATGGTACTGTATTTAAGAGGGGCGGGGTCACCATCCAAGCTGGCTTCGAAATCCTGTAAATATCTGTTCTTTGACGAAATAGATAAAATAGGAGGAGCATCAAAAAAGGAGGCATCCCCTTACAACCTTGCTATGGAAAGGGTTAAAACATACAAACACCAGAGCAAGGTATATGCTTGTTCAACACCTACATTAGCAACAAATTATATATGGGGGCTGCATGATAATGCAGACGAGGTAAGACATTACTTTGTACCATGCCCGCATTGTGGGGACATGATTGAATTAGTCTGGAAACAGATTAAATATGATGATGACGAGGAGAAGAGGCTGAGTCCATATGACAGGGCAAAGACATCAAAATATGTATGCCAATCTTGTGGATGTATCATAGAGGATAAAGACAAGCCTAAAATGCTCAAGGCAGGTGAATGGAGGGCAGTTAAGAAACGAGGGATTGGGAGGCCGAAGACGGTCGGATTCTGGATTAGTTCCCTATATAGCATTTTCCTTACATGGGCTGATATAGCAGAGGAATTTCTTAAGTCAAAACACGACCCGGAATTACTACAGAATTTTGTGAATTCCTGGCTTGCAGAGCCATGGGAAGACACGCAATTAAAAACCTCAAAGGAACTTGTATTAGAACGTCAGACGCAAATACCTGAAATGGTCATACCGACCTGGGCGAAAATATTGACAGGAGGCGTGGATGTGCAGGAAGGCAGCCTGTACTACACAATTAGAGCGTGGGGGGACTATATGACAAGCCAGAATGTCACACATGGACAGGTGCTATCACTCGCAGACATTGAACAAATAATGAACCTGGAGTGGAAAAGAGAAGATGGAGCAAAGATGATTGTAGGGCTGGCATTACTTGATTCCGGGTTCCAGGCGGACGAAATATATCAATTCTGCCTGACAAATTCGGACTGGGCCAAACCATGTAAAGGTGCCAGTAACCCATTACAAGGCCATTATAAAATAAGTCAGATTAACAAGCCAGGGAGCAGAGTAGATGGTATAAGTCTGGTATGGGTAGATGGTGGTAAATATAAAGATAGCATATCAGCCAGGATGAGGAAAGAGAACGGGATTGGAAGCTGGATGGTATATGCCGGCTGCGATGAGGAATATGCATCACAGGTGACGGCGGAACACAAAATCAATGTGAGAAAGCCAAACGGGAAGACGGTGACTGAATGGAAACCAAAGAAATCACATGGGGACAATCATTACCTGGATGCAGAGGTTTATGCAATGGCGGCAGCAGACTTAATGAACGTGAGAACACTGCATCTGCAACAGGAGGAGCAAGAGGAGCCGGAAGCCGAAATGCAAGAACCGGAGGAACCATCATGGATACCAGACACATCCTCGTGGTTGGGAGGATTAGGAGGATAGGAAACAATGAACCAGTGTATGAATAATGCAGAATTGCTGGCAGAGGTCAACAAGGCCATACAGAAAATATGTATAGGTGGTCAAAGTTACCAGATAGGTACAAAAAGGTTGACGAGGGCAGACCTGACCCAGCTTTACAAAATGCGGAACGATTTGACGGCATCATTGCAGGCGGAAGAAGATTCGGGCCTGATGGAGAACACCATGGTTGCTTACTTTGACAGGAGGTAACGGGATGGGATTGTTAGAAAGTGTAATTACATGGGCATCACCAAAAACAGCTTACGAACGTGAAGCCTGGAGGCAGGGACTTGATAACCTAAGGGGATATGATGCAGGCGATGGGAAACGGCTAAATGCAGGATGGCGTGTGGCTAATGAGTCTGCGGAGATGACAGACCGGATAAGCCGGGATGTCATCCGGGCCAGGACACGGGACCTGGAGCAAAATTCGGACATAATGAATTCAATAACAAACGCATTCAGAAGGAATGTGATTGGAAAAGGATATACACTTCATCCAATGACAGGGGACCAGGAATTAGACAAAGAGGTTATAAGGTTATGGAAAAGATGGTGCAAGAAACAGAACTGTGATGTAACAGGGACCCAGAATTTCAACCAAATCCTACGCATGGCAGTTCAAAGAAAAAAGGTTGATGGAGGAATATTACTGGTCAAGAGGTATACGGCGGACGGCCTTCTACCATTCAAACTCCAGACCATGGAGCCGGACGAACTGGACTCGTCACAGATGACCCCAAAAAAGAAAGGAAACCGTGTAGCGGGAGGAATTGAATACAATTATTACAACAGGCCAGTTGGATATTATTTCAGACAGTACGAAATAAACGGATTTACCTTATCGGAACCCGTATATGTGGAGGCAAAAGATGTAATCTTTTATTTTACAAAGCGCAGACCATCACAGATTAGGGAAATGTCTGATATGGCCCATACGATATCAAGGATTCGGGACGCAAATGAATTCATGACGGCGGTTTCCGTGAAGGAACGAATTCTCTCGTGTCTGGCGGTATTCGTAAAAAAAGTCACGCCAGCAGTCTCACAAAATGGAAGAACCGGAATCATAAGCGAGACAACGAAAGAAAAGAGTTATGAAGGTAAGATGATTACACCCGGAATGATTCGGGAACTGAACGCCGGGGATGAAATCCAGGTGGTTAATCCATCGGGACAGGCCACGGATGCTGAACGGTACACCAAGACACAGGAGCGCCTTATCGGGGCCGGAAGCGGAATCAGCTATGAGGCAGCAAGCCGGGACATGAGTCAGTCAACCTATAGCAGCGCAAGACAGGGCATGATTGAAGACGATACAACCTATTACGAAGAAGTCGAGTGGATAATGGACATCATGTCCGAAGTTTACGAGACTTTTTTTATTTCGGCTGTCCTGGCAGGGCTGATAAAGGCAAATGGGTTCTGGGAACATAAAGAACAATATCTGGAACATGAATGGATACGTCCCCCGAAACAATGGATTGACCCATTGAAAGAAGCTAATGCCACAAAAATCGCGCTTATGTCAGGACAGAAAACATTCCCGCAGGTGGCGGCTGAAAACGGGAACGATTGGAGGAAACAACTGGATGAAACGGCAGAGGCCATAGAATATGCCAGAGGAAAAGGAATTGATTTAGGGGGAATGATATATGGGATTAAGACAAGCCAGGAATCCAACAGAAAAAACGGGTAACATATTTTACAGGGAATTCCTGACGGCAGAATTCAGGGAGGCAGAAGGGCACGAAAGAAGGTTCCAACTTAGCTTCTCTTCCGAGGAACCATACACAAGGTACTGGGGAAAGGAGGTATTAGACCATTCGGAAGGTGCCATCAAGCTTGAACGTCTTCTTGCTACTGGGTGCGTGTTATTTAATCACAAGCGTGATTATGTGGTAGGGAAAATAATAACGGCACGGGTTGAGAATTTACGGGCCTATGCAGAAATTGAATTCGATGAGGATGAGCCATCAGAACTGATATACCAAAAAGTTAAAAACAAAACCTTACGTGGCGTATCAACGGGATACATGGTAGGGAGCTGGGAAGAGGTACTGCCAGGAAAGGTATCCGGGGACGGTCGATTCACGGGGCCTTGCGATATTGCAAGAAGCTGGGAACCGTTTGAAATATCCATCGTTTCATGTCCTGCTGATTACACCGTAGGGGTAGGACGGGAATTAATGGACAGCATGCCACCATACAAGGAAATGACGAACAGAGACCAAAGGAGCCTTGAATGGTTTAGACGGCAGATGCAACTTGACAAATATATTATCTAGGAGGAAAAGATGGGAGACAAGGAAAAATTAAAGGAACTTCAAACGAAGCAGCAGAGGATTTTAGATGCGGCAAAGGGTGAACAGAGGGACATGACTGACACAGAAAAATCCGAATTTGACGAATTACACAGACAGATTGAAGAACTTAAACGGAATCTGGATGACGGAGGACAACCAAAGAATACATTAGAAGGAGGAGAAAGAGCAGTAGAGAATGAACGCCAAAGGGCAGTTACCATCGCAGAATTATGCAGGCAGCACGGGGTAGATTCGGCGGATTATATAAAAAACAATAAGACTGTGGAAGAGGTGCAGAGGGACATCCTGGACAAACTGGTTAGGGATAAGGGGCCAATCCATACAGGGGTAGAAGTAGGAATGGATGAGGCCGATAAATTCAGGAGAGCGGCAGCGGATGGAATGGTACTGCGGGGAGGAGTGCAGATTGAAAAACCAGCAGATGGTTCCAGAGATTTCCGTGGAACCTCATTGAAGGACTTGGCAATCAGGTGTATGGAACGGGACGGGGAAGATGTAAAAGACCTTATATTACGCAGCCCGGATGACATATACGGGATGTTATGCAGACAGTTTTATAATCCGAGCGCATCCTTCCCTGCAATCATGGACCAGGCCATCAATAAGGCTTATGTGGAGGGGCATAATAAAGCACCATCAACCTTTGACAGATGGGTAAAAAAAGGCACACTGAAAGATTTTAAGTCAACCAAACATGAGTATATCGCTGGACCAGCTGGCGAATTCTACGAAGTGCCAGAGAATGGAGAAATCAAACATGATACCCCCAGGGATATTAAAAGACCGAACAGGCAGATAAAGACCTGGGGGCGCCAGTTTACGATGTCAAGACAGGCATTCATCAATGATGACATCGGATTCCTTTCCACCATACCCGCAAGATACGCAGCGGCAGCCAGAAGGACACAGAACAAACAGGCATATAATATCCTCATTAAAAACGACAAGATTCATGATGACATTCCGCTTTTTGATGCAAAGCACAATAACGTAATCAAGACAGGAAGCGCACCGACAAGAGAAGTGTTCCTTAAAATGTTGCTGAAACTCCAGATGATGAAAGACGAATTTGGGGAAGCAATCAATATCAGGCCAGCAAAGATTATCGTACCCGTGGGATATGTTTTTGATATGTTCACGATGTTTAACAGCCCGACCATCCAGACATCAGAAAACACCCAGGCGGCAAACCCTCTGTATAATTACAGGAGCATGATTGAGATAATTGAGGACGCAACCATCAATGCACTTGTGGGCGATGGAAAAGCAGCCCCTTGGTTCCTCGCCGGAGCCGCTGATGATTGCGATGGAGTATGGGTTGATTATCTGAATGGGGATGAAATACCAAAAATCAGAAGGATGGAAGCCCCGGGAACCCTGGGATATGTATGGGATATATATTTGGATTGGGGCTTTACCGTAGTTGATTATAGAGGTTTAATTAAAAACCCAGGAGACATAATCGTAATAGAATAGGAGGTATCATCATGAATGCAGAGTATATCCAGAGAGGCGAGAGCCTTGATTATAAAAATGAGACAGGGAAGCAGATTGAGGCCGGGGAAGTGGTGGTATTCGGCACAAGGATAGGTGTTGCGGGTACTAAAATCCCGATTGGCGCAACAGGAAGCATCCATATGATTGGGGTATTTAAGATGCCGAAGAAGGATGGGGAGGCCATAGAGAAGGGCGCAACCATATATCATTCCGAGGACGGCATGACAGCCGTTGCGGCAGAGGGGCAGGCCCTCCCTGTGGCAGGCTATGCAGTAGATACATCCACATCAGCAAACAAAAATGTGATAGTAAAACTCGCCGGATAAGGAGGGCGCAGGATGGCATACATACATCATACATGGGTAGATGGAGAAATCATCACGCCGGAAAAAATGAACAATCTGGAAGAAGGGGCAGATGAAAAGAGCATCCCAGGGCCGCCGGGAGAACAGGGACCGCCGGGGGAGCCAGGTCCGAAAGGGGATGGATTCACCGGGGAAGCAGTCTTGTTGTCCGTATTGGAGGAAAATGCGGATAATTCGGAAATCACTGGAAAAATCAATGAGATAATTGGAATCCTGGCAGCAAGAGGAGTCACCAAGGGGGCATAAGATGGACTTTAAGGATATCCTTCAAGAGGACAATAAAACCATATTCTTAGATCCAGGAGAATTCGGGGAAAAACATCTTATCAATGGAAAGGAAATGAATATTGTCATTGATGACTACGAATTACTTGAACGGGAAAAACGAAGGAAAGATGTACAGGCATACCGACAAGGAGTATTCAAGAAGCAAGTCCTATTCTATGTGTTGGGGGATGAATTTGGGAAACTGCCCCCAGTAGGATGTATGATAAAACTGGATGCGGAAAATTATACCATAACAGATGCGATTGACGAGGAGGGAATCTATTCCATAAGTCTGGAGGCGCAGAAGTCACGATGAAATCAATGATACTGATTGGAGTTGACACAACAGATGTAAGGCGCATGCTTGGAAAACTGAATGATAAGGAAATGAAAAAGACCCTTAAGAAAGCAGTAAACGAAACGGCAAAACAGGCAAGAAAGCGTCTTGCAAATGAAGCAAAGAAGAAGTATGCAATAAAAAACCCTAAATTCAATCAATCCATGAAAATAAAAAATGCTACAGTTGCAAGCCCGATAGCATACATTATTTCCACAGGCGGGGTAAATGAAATAATGGACTTTAAGGTATCGCCTGCCCAATATGCTACGGGCAGGGATAAGCCTGACATTACGAAAGGAAAAGTCCTCAAAGAAAATGGTATGAAGCGCCTTGAGAAAGGAAATTTAAAGGCGTTCATAACAAGATTTGCCAATGGACATAAATCCGTTGTGCAGCGGACTGGGAGAGGAAGAAAAATAAAGAAGCTTTTAAGCCCGTCCATCCCCATTATGTTGGGAAGTCAGAGACGGGTATATGGGATTGTTGAACCGCATATCGGTAATGACTTAAGGGAATATCTAAGAAAGTTTGTATCCCAGCAGTTAGGAGTATGACATGACAGTAAACGAACTACAGGAAGCATTAATCAGAGAAATTGGACATATCACGGAGGATATGGAAATCTATGATAAGAACGGTAACAGGACAAGGCTGAAAGGATACCCACAGGCCATACCGATATTCCCAATCTATGGACAATATGAAGGGGAACAGGAAGAAGAACTTTTTCCGTATTTTACTGTCATGGTAACTAATGTAATCTACAACAACCCAGAGGCAGAGGAAAGGAACACGGCATCAATAATAATTCTGTTCGGAATTTATGATGAAGACCAGGGAATGAAAGGGTACTTTACATTAAGTTCCATCATGCAGAGGGTGATAACAAGGTTCATGAAAAATCAAATCATGGACCTTTTTTATTGCGATAAAAAAATGGCCATGGAATTCCAGGAGGATGACACATCACCTCAATTTTTCGGCGGAATTGAGATGATTTGGTATCTTCCAGACATTGAAACGGAGGAAACATATTGAGCATCGAAAAGAAAACGATGGTATACATCGGACCAACAATCAAACATATAGCCAAGGAGGGGAATGCATATAGAGGCGGTTATCCTCCCCGATTAGAAGAAAAGATTCTGAACAATCCGGTACTTAAGGATTTGCTTGTACCAGTCAGCAAATTGGCACAGGCCAGGAAAGAGTTAAGGAAAACAGGCAGCAGACTGGAGTCCATATACAACAAGGTTAAGGAGGACGTAGAGAATGGAAGGGTATAAGCATGGTATAAAATCACGGGAAAATGCAACCTCATATCCCGTACCGCTGTCAACATCCAATGCAGTACAGGTGGTGTACGGTACAGCACCAGTCAATCTGACTGATGACCCAAAGAAAACCGTCAACAGACCTATCCTGGCAACAAACTTAAAGACAGCGGTCAAAGAATTGGGATATAGCGATGATTGGGAGAAATATACATTATGTCAGAGCATGTATGCGAATTCGGAGTTGTTCCAGGTATCACCTGTGATATACGTCAATGTCCTGGACCCGGAAAAACATTATAGACAGATTGAGGGGAAGGCTGTAAGGGTGGAAAACCATCAGGCAGTATTGGATGAGCAGGGAATCCTTGCGGATCAAGTAGTCATAACCGCACAGCCTATGTCATCCAGACTTGGAAGCGCCAAGGTGGGGGAGGCAAACACAGCAAGTGAAGGTTCCGAAATTACAAGAGGGACTGATTATATTTCGGAGTTTGACGATAAGGGAAGATTAATCATTACACTGCTCAGTACTGGGAATGCTTTTGACTTACCGGAACTAACTGTATCTGCCAAGGCCATTGCGCCGGAGATGGTGACAGAGGAGGACCTGATAGGATATTACGATGTAGAGTCTGGAACCGAAACGGGATTTGAGACAATCCGACAGATTCACCCTAAATTAGGGGTAGTGCCTGGATTACTGCTTGCACCGGGGTGGAGCCATAAACCGAACATTGGGGCTGCATTACAGGCAAAATGCCAGGATGTAAGTGGAGCATTCACATGCATGTGCCTCCTGGACCTGGACACGGAAAAGGCAAAAAAGTATACAGACTGTCTGGAAATAAAAAAGGAGTTGGGCTTTGATGACCCACATGGGATTGTGTTGTGGCCCATGCTTCTGAAGGATGGAAGGAAAATCAGTTATTCCGCCGTATACGGGGCAATGGCGAGTCATTACACGGCCGAAAACCAGGATGTACCTTACATATATCCATCCAACAAAGGATTGAATGTAGATGGGGCAGTCACCGTGGATGGAACGGAAGTCTATCTTGATCAGGACCAGTCCGGGGCCGTAAATGGGGATGGGGTAGTGACAGTCCTGCATGATGATGGGGAATGGAAAGCATATGGAAATAATACGGCAGCGTATCCAGATAACACTGACCCAAAGGACAGGTGGATTGGTTGCCGCAGGATGTTTGATTTTGCCAACAACAGATTCGTACTTGATTACAGGAAAAAGCTTGATTCAAATATGAACCGGAGACAGGTGGATGATATCATTAACTCATTTAACATCTGGGCTAACAGCATAGTGTCTGCTGGAATGTGCGCGGGGTTCTATATTGAATATAGGAGCGATGAGAACAGCATAGAAAAGGTGCTGGAGGGTCAGATATGTACAAGGACACATCTGGCACCCTACACACCAATGGAATACATAGAGGACGTTAAGGAGTTTGATGTATCGGCTCTTGAAAATGTCATGGCAGAGGAGGGATAAGATGTTTAGGACGCATTTGGTCAATAGGTTTAAGGTCTATAGAGGCGGCAAGGGGCTTATTGGAGTAGCAGGGGAAGTGACCCTGCCCAAAATCACCAACTTGGTGGAAACACTGGAAGGGGCAGGCGTAAGCGGAAAAATGGATGTATCCGTCATTGGATTAATCGAGAACATGGAACTTGAACTGTCATTCGATTCCTTGTGCAACGATATATTTTCCATCATGGACCCGATTGAATCAGAGAACATAACAATCAATGGCGCAATTCAGGGGATGGATATCGGGACAAGGAAAGCTGGATTTGTGGACCTGAGCGTAATCGTGGCAGGACAGGCAAAGGAATTTAGTCCAGGCGTAGTCAAGGCCGGAGGAAAGATGGGAAGCAGCGTAACAATGACACTGGATTATTATAAGCTGATTCTGGATGGTAAGACAATGGTGGAAATCGATAGGATGGGAGATGTGTTCACCATTAACGGAAAGGATGTATTGAGGGCCGTCAGGGGCATGTGTTAAGCGAAAGGAGCATCATATGGCGAATGAAGCAAAGGCGGAAGCGCATAAGGAAGAAGAAAAAAACTGGATGATAGTTAAATTAAGCAAGGCAATTACTTATCAGGAAATAGAGATAAGGGAAATCAATCTGAAAAAGATGGAAGACCTTACGGCGCAGGATATGAACAACATATATGACCTGTACTATGCCTTGGGTGGAAACAAGCCAATCATGCAGGAATCAACCCTGTTATTTGCCCAAATCCTGGCATCACAGGTAACGGGGTACCAGATGGAAGTCTTTGAGCGGATGAGTGCAAAGGATGCAATGCGGCTTAAAAACCGGGTGTACCGTTTTTTCTTCCTCGAGGCATAATGTGCCTTGATGATATAAGACAACTGAACAGGGCGATTATAGCTGCGGGAAGGTATTCAAAAGCCGGACCGCAGTTTTATTTTACCATGCCGCTAAGTCAGGCGGCAAGGCTGCTAAAGGATACACTGGAACAGGCAAAGGAAGAAAACAGGGCAAGAAAGGGTGGGTGATGAGGAACGGCGAGTAAAGGAAAATATCAATTAGAGATAATGATATCCGGAGAGACAGACCAATCCTTAAACGCATCCATCAGAAAAGCCAGGAAAGAACTTGACAGCCTGGAAAGAAAGGCCGGACTATCATCCAAGGCAATATCGGATTCCTTTGGAGGGATGAGCGCAGAAGGAATCGACAAACTAAGCAGCATGTCCGATAAGGCATTCGGGGCAATTGTGAAGGGAAGCAAACTGGCGGCAGCCGGGATTGCCGGAATCGCCGCAGCATCCACCTATGTAGGCATGGGATTTGAGGAACAGATGAGTACGGTCAGGGCCATTGCACAGGCTTCTGATGCCGATATGAAAAGGCTTACCGCACTTGCGAAGGAAATGGGAGAAACCACTAAGTTTTCCGCCGAGGAAGCTGGCAAGGGCCTGGAATACATGGCTATGGCAGGATGGAAGACGGAGGACATGATTAGTGGACTCCCTGGAATCATGAACCTTGCGGCGGCATCAGGGGAGGACCTTGGAAGCGTATCAGATATTGTGACTGATGCGATGACGGCATTTGGGATGGCGGCGGACGAATCTGGAAGGTTTGCGGACGTACTGGCGCAGGCATCCAGCAATTCCAACACCAATGTCGGCATGATGGGCGAGACATTCAAGTATGTAGCACCCGTTGCGGGAGCGTTTGGATATACGGTTGAGGATGTGGCGGTTGCCACGGGGCTGATGGCTAATGCCGGAATAAAAGCCGAAAAGGCCGGGACCGCAATGCGAACTATGCTGACAAACCTTGCGAAGCCCACGAAGCAGATGCGTGGATACATGAAAGCTTTATCCATATCCTTGGTAGACGGACATGGAGAAATGAAACCATTCAACCAACAACTGGAGGAAATGAGGGCAGGCTTCGCATCCCTGACAGAGGCAGAGAAAGCGGAATATGCAGCAGGAATCGCAGGGAAGGAAGGTATGTCCGGCCTGCTTGCAATCGTAAATGCGTCAGAAGAGGACTTCCAGAAGCTGACAGAATCAATCGGGAACAGTGCCGGAGCCGCCGAAAGGATGGCACAAGTTAGGCTGGACAACCTTAAAGGCGACCTGACCTTATTGCTTAGTGCGACCCAAGGGGCCGGGATAGAACTATACGAAGGTTTTTCAGGCGATATGCGTAGTGGGGTCCAATACGCAATAGCATGGGTAACAAGCTTCTCGGATAGCCTGGAAGAAAATATCCCCACAGCAAGAAGATTAGTGAAACAGTTCGGAAAAGAACTAGGGGAATTTTTCGGACCAATATTGGATATAGGAAAATGGTTAGCCAAAAACCCGCAAGTAATAAAAGGCGGACTAATGGGAATATCATCGGCGCTGCTAACATTCAAGGCCGTGAAGGTTGCCAAGGATGGAATGAAAATGCTTGCAACCATATCGAGCATGGCATCTGCATGGCCTGTAGCCGCAGTCGGGGTTATGATAGGCACAATCGTAGGTATTGGAGCCGCAATCCAGGAAACAGAACGGCAGGCGGCAAAACAGAGCCTTGCGGACCACTTTGGGGACATAACCCTATCCATGCAGGAACTGGAGGATGCCGCCAGATACAGCCTGGGCGAAGGTCTGTTCCGAAGTATAGACGAATTTGCCGAAGCAGGAACAAAGACATCCAAGTTTTATGATTCCATGCAGTCGGGAATCAGGGAAATAAATAAGGCTGGATGGAAGCTTTCCCTGGGAATTGAGTTTGATGAAACCGATACATCTTCTTACGTATCGGCGGTTGACCAATATGTAAAGGATGCCCAGAACTACATAACAAGCCGTGGATACGAATTGAAGCTTGCGGTTGATATTGTCATCGGAGAGGATTCAGGAGGACTGGATGGAAGCGATGCATTCTATCAGTCCCTATATGGACAGCTGGACCCGTTACAGCGGGGGTTACAGGAAGTACTCCAGGACATTACGGATAATGGGCTGACCCTGGATAAGGATAAGATTGTAAGGCAATATCTTGCAGACATATCAGAAATAACCAGCATGATATCGGATGCGCAGAATGCCGCACAACTACAGATGATACAGGGTAAGTTTTCGGGCGCATCACTGACACCGGAGACTTTCCAGAACTACCAGGACACCTTAAATGAATACACGGATAAGGCCATCGAGAACATAGATGATTCCTACGAGCAGATACTGACATCCCTTAACGCTCAGCGTATTGCAGGCGAGAAGGGGATGGACGGAGGGATATCACAGGAAGAATTCGATTCGCAGTCAAAAATAGCAACCCAGGCATATTACGCACGCAAGGCCCAGGTAGTAAAAGATGGATATCAGTCCATGCGGGATACCATCATGGAAACCTACGGGGACGATATCGGTCCGGCCCTGGAAGCCATGAGCCAATCAATCGACCAGAACCTGAAAGAATTCGCAGAGAAGGGATACAGTTCGCCGCAGGACTGGAGTTACACCATGGAAAAGGCCGTAATGGAGGCCATGGGTGCGAACGACATCAGTGCGGGAGGGAAGAAAGCCCTTAAAATGCTCTTGGAAGGAATGGAACCAAACCAGGAGCAGATGATGGCGCTGACAGAGCAGTATAAGAAGGCCGGGGGAGACATGGCGGATGCCCAGATGCGGGGAATCAGCGAGGCCATGGACGAGATGAGTTCCCTGCGGGCGGTTTCTGGAAAAGAGGATTCCATTTGGGCGTTGCTTGGGAGGATAGCATCCGATGACCCAGCAATGGCTACAGCCATGATAGCGTCAAGAAATGTAGGCGCAACATATGCCGATTCATGTATTAATGAAATCATCACGAAATGCCCGGAAGCAGAACAGGAGGCTAGAAACTTCCTGGATGCAGTTAAGGCAGAATTTGAGAAAGGTGTGGACCCGGTAACTGTACGTATACCTATCACGCTTGATATGGTTGAATCCTACAGGAAAACAGGTAATGTATTCGGCCCAAAGGAATTGCCACAACATGGTGACGGTGGGATATTCGGAACCAGACACATTGCGGAGGTGGCAGAAGATGGGCCGGAATCAATCATACCCATCAACCAATCATCCCATGCATTGCAGTTGTGGAAAGAGACAGGTAGGCTTCTGGGAGCATACCAGGAAAATAATTATGAAAAGATGTATGGCGGGATTGTAACAAACGGCGGGATGGCGGCGGATGACCATACCGGTTCATTCTCACCTACATTCTCGCCTACGATATATGTGGATGGTGGGGCAAATGTCAAGGAGGATGTCATGAGCGGATTGGAGGCTGGATTTGAGCGGTTTAAGGAAATGATGGAACGATATAGACACGAAGAATTCAGGGTGGAATATTAGGAGGACAGATGGCAGGAACGTACAAGTCCATCCAGGGGGATACCTGGGATATGATTGCAAAAAAAGTCTATGGTACTGAGCGGCACATGGATTTTTTGATGGAACATAATTTCCCGCTTTTGGATTATTTTGTCTTTCCGGCTGGCATCATCATATCCATACCAGAACTGCCAGAAGAAGAGACAGTGGAACTTCCGGCCTGGAGAAAAGGGGGGATTATGTGAGCAGCCCAAGAAAGAAATCAATGAAGATAGTATATAACGGGGTTGAGGCACAGGCAGAAATATCCAAAAGCCTTGAAAAGTTTTCCTATGAGGACGCAATAGATAAATCGGACACAATCACCATCGGTATTGCTGACAGGGATTTAAAGTGGAGGGAGGCGTGGATGCCGGAAAAAGGGGATACAATCCTCCCCTCCATAATATTTGAAAACTGGAACTACGAAGGTGAAAAGATAACCGTAATATGCGGGTCCTTCCTGGTGGATGACTTTGAGTTTTCTGCCCCTCCATACCGTGGCAACATCAAGGGCGTATCAACCCCTGCAAATTCAGACTTTAAGGAAGCTGAAAACTCCAAGACATGGGAGGCCGCAACCGTTCAGCTTATCGCCATGGAAATAGCCGGAAAATACGGGCTGACACTGGCATACGAAGCCGGGGATATCCAGATAGCAAAGATGGAGCAGGACAAGGAAACAGACAGTAAATTCCTAAAAGGCTTATGTGACAAATATGGACTGGGCCTAAAGGTATTTTCGAACAAGCTTGTAATCTGGGATTACAAACAGTATTTCGCAAAGCCAGCGGTCATGACAATAAGCCCGGATATGGTAGCGCAGCAGGCATACAAAAGCACCACAAGAGGCACTTATACAGGGGCCAAGATAAGTTATACAGACCCAAAAACAAAGAAAACAATAGAGATAATGGTGGGGCAGGAGGGGAGGCTGTATAAGTCAAACCAAAAGGCAGATACGGAAGAAGATGCAAGGCTGATTGGGGAAAGTGCAATCATCATGGCTAACCGGAAGGAAACCACCATGAAGCTTACCTTGAAGACCAGGATTGCCATAAGTACCACACAGACGGTACAGCTATCAGGCTTTGGCAAAGCGGACGGAAAATACTTTGTCGAAGGGGTATCATATGACATATCTAAAAAAGACAGCAGAATGAGAATGAATTTGAGCAGGATAGCAGATGAAGTAGGGCAGGAACCGAAAGAGGATACGGGAACCCGGCAGGGTGAAACCTACACGGTCGGAAAGCATGATACATTATGGGATATCGCTAAAAGCAGATATCAGGACGGGTCAATGGCTGCGGAAATATATGAAATGAACAAAGAGGCGATTGACGCAGAAGCAAGAAGACATGGAAAACAGGACTCAAGTAACGGGTACTGGATATTCGAAGGTACCACATTGGTCCTGCCATAAAGGAGAGAGGAAGATGCAGGATGTATCAAGGGTAGGATACATATCAACAGTCAATCCTGATGCAGGCATGGCAAAAGTGCATTATCCAGAGACGGGAAATACCACCTCGGATTTGCCAATCTATAAATTCGGGGATGAATACAGGATGCCTGAGATAGGGGACCAGGTAATAGTCATCCATCTATCGAATGATTCAAGTTCGGGTATAATCCTGGGAAAGTTCTGGGATGAAACGGACCCCCCTAAAGAAAAGGAAGGATATCGAAAGGGATTTTATGGAAGGGCCTTTGAAAAGGTTCAGGATAATATCTACACATTGCATGCAGACGAAATCATACTGGAAGGAAGCGCAGGGAGCATATCACTTTCCAAAATCATAGCCCTTGAGAAAAGGATAGAGGCACTGGAGAGGAGGGAATGAGTTGGTCGGATTATTAGGAGGACTCAGGTTCAGGGTGAGTAGGAGCCAGGTATTGACCTTCAAAAATTTCAAGCGTGAAGTATCAGCTACCTGGAACAGCATCGACAGGATTGGGATGAAGCCACTGACGGAATTTGGAGGGGCTGACTTACAGAAGATATCTTTTGATGTAACGCTTGATGCATCCCTGGGGGTTAGGCCAATAAAGCTGATAAAAACCATAGACCGGATGATTGAGGCCGGGGAGGTAAACGAACTGGTCATAGGAAAAAAGAGGGTTGGAAAGAATAAGTGGGCCATTACCAAAGTAACACAGTCATGGGATGTGATTCTGCGTGGCGGGGAATTATATAAAGCCACAATGAACCTGTCATTACAGGAGTATGTGTGAGGTGATAGGGTGAATGAAAACAATTATGTAATGACAATAAGAGGGACCAAAGATATAGAGGAGTTGAACCGGACACTTACGGCGCTATTTGGCACCAGAGCATCAAGCCTGCCAGGGGATAGGGATTACGGCATATCATGGGAATGTCTGGATGAGCCGCCAGAAGTGGCAGAAAGCATCCTGGCTATGGAAATCATAAAGAAGGTGGAAAAGTACGAACCAAGGGCAAGTGTAGAGGACATCACGCTTAAGAACGTGGAAGGAAAGACGAAAGCATATATTCAGATTGTGGGAAAAGAGGGGAATGTATGAGCGATATCATGACACGTCTTGGAAATTATCCAGAGGTAAGCTTCATCAACCATATGAGTTACCAGGAACTACGGGACAAGATGGTTGATGATTATGAAAAGAAGCTTAAGGAAATCACTGGGGAAGAAAAGAAGCTTGCAATGGGAGACCCATATAGGCTTATCTTATATTCCTGCGCAGTGGCAATATACCAGGGATATCAGTTTGAAGATAGGGCGGCGAAAAGAGGACTGCTTAAATACAGCAAAGGTGATTACCTTGATAATCTGGCTGCATTCAAAGGGGTGTTAAGGAACGAAGCATCACCCGCTAAAACAAATATAAGGTTTACACTATCCACGGCACTGACGAAAGAGGCAGTTATTCCGGTCGGAACCAGGGTAAAAGGAACAGACCTATATTTTGAGACCACGGAAAAAGGAAAAATCGAGCCCGGGGAAACGAGTGTGGACATACAGGCCGTATGCCAGAAAGCGGGAATAGAAGGTAATGGATATATGCCAGGAAGTATTAAAACACTGGTTGACTTACTCCCATACACGCTAAAAGTTGAAAACATTTCGGAATCAAGTGGTGGGACGGAACGTGAGACAGACGATGAACTGGCAGAAAGAATCTATCTGGCACCATCCAGCTATTCCACAGCGGGAACAGAAGGTGCATACGAATATTGGGTTAAGACATACGAAGAAAGACCGATGAAATTCAGAATCACATCAGAATTGCCGGGAGAAGTTGATATCTATACAATGTCACCGGACGGGGGAATGCCAGACGATGATTACATTAAGCGTCTGGAAGAATACCTGAAATGCAGGACCATAAAACCACTAACTGACAATGTTGTGGTGAAGAGGCCAGAGATAATATCATATGATATTACATTCAGTTACCATATAAACGAAGAGAACCGGGACATTGAGGAAACCATAAATGGAAACGTAAGGACCGCTTGTGAAAATTACATAACTGCCCAAAGAGAGATAGGGAAGGACATTGACCCATCGGAACTTATAGGCATGCTCTATGAGGCGGGTGCGGTCAAGATACTTCTCACAAGCCCGAACTACACTGAAATCACCAATTCACAGGTTGCTATAATGGGCAACCTACAAATGGATTACAGGGGGATTAAAGAAAGGTCGGCAAAGGGAGGACAAACATGATTAGGTTTCGGGAAGGTGAAATAAAAAATATCCTACCTATAAACCTCATTACGCCAGAAGTCCAGGCACTAAGCTATTCCATCGGAAACGCCATGAAAGATATGGTAAAGTTCTCTGCATCGGCGCATCTGTATTCGGACCTGGAAAATGTGCCAGAAGAGGCGCTTGACCTTATTGCAATGGAACTGAACACGCAGTATTACGTACAGATGCTTCCCAGGGATACCAAGGAATCCCTTATAAGGCAAACCCTGCAATGGTACATGCATGGAGGCACACCTTCTGTTCTGGAGCAGTTCCTTTCTACCATCTTGGACGGAGGAAGGATTGATGAGTGGTATCAATATGGAGGGGAGCCATATTTTTTTAGGGCGTATGTGTATGCAGGAGAGCATCAAATGGAACTTGGATATGGGACGGAAGTAAAACGACAGATTGAGAAGTATAAAAATGTTCGGTCCTGGATAGATTGGGTGGCTTTCGTCATCAGTTCAATAGTTTCCATTAAGTTAGAATATGGAAATTCCATACACTTCCAGAACATCTTCCATCCAAGGAAAAATATTGCATACATAAGACTGGATGGTAAGTGGAGGCTGGATGGAAACAAGAGGTTAAGCGGGTATGACGATGATATGGAAGTGGACTTCTATCCTGTAAAATTGAGCCTGAACATAACAACAGCCGTTGATAAGAAAGATGAGGAGCATATATGTATACGGGCCGAAATAAGGCCGAACGAGAAAACAATTGAAAGGGCCACATATTGCATCAAGACTGAACAGCAGGCTAACAGAAAGGAAAAGCTAAGTATGCGATTTTGCGTCTCGGAGGACTTATCGCCTGGAGATATAGGGATTACAACAATAAGAAAATTAGATGGAGCATGGAAATTAGACGGGAACCGCAAGCTAAACGGCGGGTACTGTGCTATATAAGGAGGAAATAGCATGGCAGCAGCAAAGGGAGTAATAACCGTTGCAGGAAGAAGGAAGTTGTGTAAGGCCCACGCAGGGGACATGGTATTGCCAAAAATTAAACAGATGGCCTGGGGAGATGGAGGGGTGTTGGAAGATGGGACACCAAAGCAGACAACCGGAGAAGAAACCGGACTCTATAACCTCCTGCTGAAAAAGGATATCGAAGCGCATACATATACGGATGAGGCTCAGACCACATGCAGATACACCGCAACGCTAGAAGCGGATGAACTTACGGGAAAAGAAATATCAGAAATGGGTCTGTTTGATGAAGATGGGGAATTAATATCATATAGGACTTTCCTGCGGAAAGGAAAGGACGCAGACATCCCACAGATATATGATATGGATGAAATCTTTTAGGAGGAGCGGATATGAGTTTTTGCGAGATTAAAACCCCACCAGAGTTTAGCAGCGAAATAGAAAAGTGGGATAGGGATACATTAGCAGACGGAGAAAAAATGGGAAACGTTATTGAAGAGTTGTTAAATAATACGGTATATAATAATGTTGGAATCAGCCGTATGAATAATGAGATTGAACTGACCCTCCCAACATCCGGCTGGAGTGCATCCGCCCCATATACCCAGATTGTTAATGTCCCTGGCCTTAAGGAGACAGATAAGGTGCAGATGATGTCTGCCATTAAGACGGATACGGCAGTGGCTACTGCGGATATATGGGATAAGATGGGGGCATTGGTCAAGGCCGGGAAGGCATTGGATGGGCAGGCTGTATTCGTCTGCCCGAAGAAGAAACCGACATCTGATTTTAATATTAAATTAGTGGGGGTGAGTGCAAATGAGTGATATCTGGATACCTTATGGCGGCGGTGCCGACCTTGACCCTGTGACGGCAACGGCTGCGGATGTGCGCAAAGGGAAAACAATTGTTGATAAGGATGGCAATCCGATAGGCGGCACCATGCTGGATATCGCAGGGAGGACCATCACGCCGACAACGTCCCAACAGACGTTAAATGGCGGCGGGTATCTGACAGGGAATATAGTGGTACCGGGATTTACACCACCGCCCGCGAACGTGATAAAAAAGGGATATGTGCTCAATGTGTTTGGAATAAAGATTACGGGAAGCTGGGAAGGGTATGTACCAATATCAACTGACCTATATTACAAAGGGGCAAACACTGCCAATTTTAAATTTGGTGCAGTACTTGGTTATAAGCAGAATGGCTCTGTTGCATTTGATACGGCCCAAATAACATGCGAAACCGGAACGAGTGGCGTGTATGCCTGTAGCTGTTTATACCCCAGCGCGGCATACAACCTAACGCCTTACAGTTCATTAAAGGTGGATTTTAGGAATGGTCTCGGGAGGATTGATGCATCAGCAACTAAGTTGCTTTACGGGGCCAGCTTATCAGTTTTATGCGAACGTCCATTGGTTGCAACCATAAGTGGCAATACATTATCATTTGACATCAGCAATATCAATGCAACGAGATACTTAGCGCTTTATCTATACGGGACTACAGGTAGGGCTACTTTTTACCTTGATAGGATTTATTTTACGTGACTAACTGAAATAAATACGTTTGATTGACCCCCTGAACCTGTAGACAAACAGCTTCACGGCACCCGTCACACTCAATCCTCCAAGAGGGTACCTTACGTTCCGTTCGCCGTAAAAGTTCAGGAAATTCGTTTCCGCACTGCCTTCAGGGTAGATGTTGATTCCGTTGATTTGTATGCCCGATGAGAATCCCGTCCCGCTCCCTATTGACTCAGTCCTGTTGAGCAGGACATTTACATAATTCCATGGTCCCGTGTTATATGACTGGCTGCTTCTTATTTCCATGTTCAGGGCTGAATTAGTACAATTTACGGTAATCTGGCCGCTGTCAAATACAACGACATTGGGGTATGCACTTGGCGCAAACCCTGCGGCGTTATCACCGTAGCGGTACAGTTCACTGTTTCCAGCAACCCACCCCTCGAAACTTCCCGTAATCTTTATTATCGTGAGATAAAAAATACGGCTCATAAAAATGGGCCGCTTATTGAGACTATAACACACAAAGGAGGATTAAACAATAAAATATTTAAAGGATTGGGGGTGTAAGAGATGGGTAAATTATCTGTGGATTAGACAGTATTGAAGGTTTGAGAATATAAAATAGAAAAGAGAGGTATATAGAAATGAAATTTTTGGACAAGTGCAATGCAGCATATGCAACGGGAGTAACAGTCCTTATAGCCATCCTGGGACCATATTGGTACATATTTGCAGGGTATCTGCTCTTTAATGCCATGGATTGGTTAACAGGATGGTATAAGGCCAGGAAGCTGGGGAAAGAATCCAGCAAAGCAGGATTGAAGGGCATTTTAAAAAAGCTGGGCTACTGGGTGATTATCCTAGTGGCTTTTTTAATGCCAAAAATGTTTATCAGCTTGGGTCGGGATGTATTGGGGATTAATCTGGATTTTCTTTTGCTGCTGGGGTGGTTCACATTGGCATGCCTACTAGTAAATGAAATACGTAGCATCTTGGAGAACCTGGTCGAATGTGGTTACAATGTACCCTCCTTTTTAATCAAAGGTCTGGCAGTAACAGAAAAACTTATTAATGCAGAAACAGAAAAAATCAGCTAAGAAAGAGAGGATAAGACTATGGCAGTATTAAAAGGACATGCAGACAAGAGGACGGCGGAGCAGAGGGCAAATGATGTGGCACAGAAGGCCAGGCCGAAGGGCGCACAGGACACAACATATGTAACAACTGGGGCAGCGACCGGGAAAGCAGATGAGCGTAATGACAAGCCAACTACGCCAATGTCGGAGGAATCGCCTGTAACCGTGGTGGCACCAAAGCCAGCAGGCGGGATTGAAGAAGATGAGCATCACGGACCTGGGATAAAGTAAACTGTGATATCGCAGCAATCTGAATGCAACACTATGATGACAGCGAGGAAAAAATACGAGGGGATGGGTAAGCGCCATCCCTTCGTTTTTGTTTGAGGTGACAATATGACTTATACGCCACATACGTGGAAAGATGGGGAATTAATAACATCCCAAAAATTAAATAACCTGGAGAATGGTTTACAGGAGGCCACAGATAACCCAGAAAACAAAACAGTTGGTCGATTAGAAAGTGTACAGAATGTACACCAAAATGCACCATCAAATATCGGGAATGAAGAGTATGACGGAGCAGTAGTTACATTTGTAGATGATGATGGTCATATTGACTTCTACAAAAACTTTGTTCCGCTTTATAGGAAACACGGCCTTTGCTGTTCGTTTGCGGTTGTGGCAATTAGGGCAGAGAACCCAATAGGTACTACAACCAGCGGGGACCCATATGAGGCAATGGATTGGGAACAGTGTCGGGAATTAGTTGGAGAAGGATTTGATTTACAAAGCCACACCTTAAGCCATAATAAGGATGTGTTTTCCGGCTCGGCTACCAACTGTACGGAGGAGGGGTTAGAAGCAGAATACGGAGGGGCCGATAAGCTATTCCGCAAAAATGGACTGGATTACAATTGTACGGTATATCCATGGGGAAATGCAGAAAGCATCAAAAAAACAATGGCAAAACGCTATACCAAATATGGACTGACCTTAATTACGGGGGACGATGGAATAAATGGGGAGATTTCTGACCCAATGGCTATCGGAAGATATTATATGCTTGAGGGTACACAAAGCGTAGCTGCGGCAAAAGGTCTGATAGACAAGGCCATCACGGAAAAGACATGGCTTATAATCTGCACACATGCCAACGCAAATCAACCGTCAGCGGCAGGATTGGAAGAATTGCTGATATACTGTAAGACCACAGGGGTGAGGGTCGAAACATTCACAAAAGCGGCCCGAATAAAGTGTCCGGCTTATCATGCCGGACGTGGGGATTCCATGTTCCGGGTCATGCCCAATGGCAACGTAAGGATGATGAAACTGGATGATGAATCGATTGAGAAAATATTTGCGCGGGCATCTGATCTTGGATTGCTGACTAAGATACAGTCACATATCACAGCAATATATAAAAAGGATTTTTGCGTCAAAGGTGAGGTACTTGACAAGTCACTGCTTGAAGTGACCCTGCATTACATGGACCAGACATCGAAAGTAATTACAGATTATAGCATTAAGGAAAGTAATTTGACATTAGCACAAGGAGAGAATGTATTTACGATTGCATATGAGGATTTGACATGCTCAGTGACAATAACTGCACATGAATCTGAGGATGAGCGCCTACAGATTACCACCCAGCCAGTTAATGAAACAGCTACAATCTGCACCGATATAAACTTTTCTATTACAGCTACTGGTAAGGACTTGACCTACCAATGGTTTTATAGGCGCAACCCAGGTTCGCCAAACTGGTCAGCCATCAATGAGGCAACCAACAATACGTTAACCATAGAAGCACTTGGGTGCAGAAACAATAGGCAGTACAAGTGCCTTGTGACGGATTCCTATGGGGATTCGCTTGAGTCGGATATTGTTACATTGACGGTATCCAATCCAGCGTCAGATTATTATGATTTTGGCGGAAAGGTTGCCTATGTTCCATTAGCAGAAATTACAGAAAATAGCACAATCTTAATTGGGCTTGAGGGATACTCGAACCCGCCGAAAGAAGTGGAAAATGGAACCGCTATGATTACTAGCAAGGCACCGAATAATAATTCAGGTACATGTGGGGCATACTTCGCACCCAATAAGGATAAGTCCGCTTTTGTGATGGCGATGAATCTTACGCCGGCAGCACAGCAATCCAATGTGCCACGCAGCAGCGCAAAGCTGGACGCAGGCATGAACGTGCTGGCATCATCCCCACTCAAACTTTTAATGTGCAAAGGATTATATAAATCAAGTTATGACGAGGCTGTGGATGTCCCAACAATCGCTGCAACAGGTATCTTGCAGAAAAATTCAGGGCATCTATATATCAACACAAGCGATAGGAGTACAGCTACAGCGGAAAACCCGGACCACTATAAAACAGAGCAAGCGCTTACAGATGCCATCACCAGCGGGGAGCAGTATTATAACTATGACATACTAAAGATTAGCATGCTGAAAGTATGGAAGGATACGAAATATACAAGGATTTCGGATGCATTATCATCGGACGTTACGCCGGAAATTGACATAAAGATTGGCGATGATGGCAGACCATATAATGGTGGGACAAGTGGGGCCATGATATGTAGCCTATAATTACACGGAGGAAGATAATATGAAAACAGTAAAAGTAGCAAACGAATGGTGGGACAAAATCGAACAGGGACACGCCCTATATGTATGGGGGATGAATGGGGATGTCATTAGTGATATCACGATTAAAAAAGCCTATGCGGTATATAAAAGCAGTACATATGATTGGGATTACTACAGCGAAAAGCTGTCCGCTGGGGAAGGAAGGATAGGTGCTGATTGTTCCGGGGCATTCATGCCGCTTGCGGGGAGTGACAACACGGCTGCGGGATACTATGCTGGATGCATAAAAAAGGGTGGAATTGCTACATTGCCAGAAGATATACCCTGCATGGTATTTAAGCGAAATGCTGATGGGAAAATAAATCATATTGGATGGTACAGGCCGGACCTGAATAAAACAGTTTCGGAAATGGCATCCAGTAAAATCAATTTTAGACGCAAGGCACTTGCAGGAGCCGGATGGAGTCTGTGGGGGATTCCTAAATTTATTTCATATGAGCAGCCAGCGCCGGACAAGAAATCAGGATGGGTGCAGGAAAATAATGGATGGAGGTTTTACCTGGGGGATACTGGACTATATGTTGCCAACAAATGGTACCAGGATGATGGGAAGTGGTACTGGTTTGACGGAGCAGGAATGATGGTGAGCAACAAATGGTACAAGTACATGGGGGAGTGGTACTATTTAGGCAGTGATGGAGCAATGCTTAAAGCATGCCTGATGGAACAATATGGAAAATGGTATTATCTGGACCCGGATGGAAAGATGGCAAGTAAGCCAATCACATTGACCCCGGATATGGATGGGGCGCTGCAATTCCCAGGTTTAGCAAAATAAAAAGATGGCGGGGCTGTCCCGCCATCACAAGTCGTGTTCAATTCTATAAAAAATCTTATCCAGCGCCTCGCGGTTTTCCTTGTCGCTGGGCTTTTTCAAGACCTTTTTCAAAATTTCTTGTTCGTCCGGAGTGAGTTGTGCCATTAACTGGTCATCAGTTATCACTCCAGATATCCATAGATACTTTGTAATCCTGTCCATATGCGTCCCCCTTTGCACAATTACGATTGTCACCATCTAGTGGCAATGTTAACACAGAATATGGATATACTCAATACCATAATGTCACCAAATAGTGGCAATGATGGAAAGGGTGGGTATATGACGATGATACTCCAGGATGTGCCGATAGGGCGGAATATCCAAAATATCAGGATGGAGAAGGGCATGACACAGCAGGCTGTCGTAGAGCAGCTACAGCTTCTTGGCAGTATGATGTCAAGAAGCACGCTGGCAAATATAGAAAGCGGCAAGAGAAATATCAAGGCCAGCGATTTGCGTTTGTTAAAAGAATTGCTTAAGGTGGATTATTCTGAATTTTTTAAAGATTGATGGGCGGATAATAACCGCCCATTATTTTACGAAAATATATCCATCATGAGAAGTGCGCCAAGACGGAAACCGTCTATAAAACCATCCTCCTGGCCTGCCGCAAGTATAGCCAAGTCATACTCCATTAACTTATCAAATTCGTCCACAAGTTCCAGGGGGAGTTTAGGACGGAATGCCTCATGTGCCTCATAGCATTTATCCCTAATATGTATGTATCCAGGAGAGTCTATACCAATCATGTCGGCGGGAAACCTATCAAATCCTGCATATATTTGTTTTATTATTTTATCCATATATACTCCTTAGCTTATGATTAATTACAATATGTGTTGTGGGGTCCAGTACTTCCAGCCATGATTGTTTAGGCACAGGAGGCCGGACAGCCTGTTTAGCGTATCCCCTGTGCGCCCGTCTCACATTAAGACGGAGCCGAAACCTGTCATCCATCACCACAACACCTAGTCCCTCCTACAGGTCACGGACCTGATGCCGCCTGGTTAGCGGAAAGGAAAAATATCTTGATTTCCTGCCCCATCTGATATATACTATAGTCAGTGGCAGACGGGACCTTGCTACAATCACAGACTCCCCAAACTGGGTCCGTGCGGATTGAAAAGAGTTAAAAAGCGTTAAGTCTTTTTTGCTCTGCCAAGGGGGTCCTCCCCCTTGAGGATTGAAAGAAATTGTATGAGATTTACAGCCATACAATGTACGTGTCGGGGATGGGAGACCATCCCTGTGGGTAGAAATTGGTTATATTACATTTAAGGTAAGGCGTGTAGCTTCGGCTATATGCCTTTTGCCTTTTAGTCACATTGTCGGTACCCATACAACATGCCACGGAGTCTGTATATTTCACGGTTGATGCCCGCTATCTGATTGGCATATCTATCATATCCAATCCAGAACCTGGAGGAGCGTGGAAGGTCATCCAGTTCCCTGTCAGCCATATCCCTATAGGGCTTTGAGTGACGGAACCCCAGGAGCCTGTCCTCAAGGACACTGCGCCGCTTCTCCAGCAAGGCAATCCTGGCCTCTATCTCCTTGAGTATCCTTTCAATCGTCATCCTCTTCGTCCTCCTTTATTTCTTCCACATCATAACGATATGGATACCCATCACCCAGGGGCGGGTGAATTTAACTATATTTCCCCAAAATTTTCGCACTGCATTTTTGCTTCTTTTAATGTATTACATCTGCAAAATTCCACTCCCTCACATTCACATACCCATGCGTTTTTTCTTACCATAAAAGAATTGTTTATGATTACAAAACGCTTTCCTTTTTCAACCGCTTCATAGTCATGAGGCAAAAATGAATCTTTTGCATCACCTATTTTCTTCCATTTCATACAGTATCCTCTCTGCCCTCGTAACCTCCGGGGCGGGTGTATGATATGTTACCTGCCGATGTACTGTCTATTGGCTGCGTCTACATCGTCATACTTACCAACAACATACTGATTGGTTACTAAATCTACGTAACCGCATTTGTAGGAGCCTTTGCCACGGCCATTTGCGGTGAAGCAGTTGATGGTGAGGTACGCCCTCTTGGCGTTACCACTTTCCCAATTCCTTACAGTTACCTGGCGGTCAACGCCAGCATTGATGTGGTAATCCCCATAAGCCATAGCCTCAAGGTTTGTCTTTAAGGTTTCCAGTAAGCTTTCCATCGTTCCCTTTGCTTCCTTCCACGCCTGCCTGAGTGCGGCGCTCCTTGTCATTGCCGTTTTCCTTACTAATTCCCATGCCCGCTTCATGATGTTTGATAAATTATATTTCTTCATTATTGTTCCTCCTGTTTTTGTTTTCCGTTCTCTTAACTTCTGACTATATTATATCACTAATATTCGTGAATGCCAATATAAAAAATCACCTTTTTTAGAGAAAATATTTGACAATTGTTTAAACCTGGATTATTATAGAAGAAGATAGTATGAAAGGGGGGAAATGGATTTGCTGGAATATAAAATCGATATAATAGAGGAATTAAAAAAGGCAGGTGTTAATACAACAATAGCAAAAGAAACTGGCGTATTTGGGCAATCTACAATGCGAAAATTTAGAGAAAATGACACCTCGATTTCTTTGGATAATCTTAATCGCTTATGCTGTATCCTTGAAATGCAACCCAGAGATATTATAAAATATATTGAAACCGCAGATGATAGAGAAAAAATAATATCTAAAATTCGTGAAAAACAAATTGACAATCACGAATAATAGTGATATAATGAATATAGTTAAGGAAGGCAAGGTCCTTAACAATAAGGAGGAAAGGAACTTGACAGAGGAAATGAGCGTATTTAAAAGTTACTTACGGAGATTGCTACAGGATTTGAAAGATTTGAAGGAAGCACTTAAAAACAAAGAATATGAGCGGGCCGAAACAATGGTGGACAAACTCATAGACGATACCCAGAAAGGTATCGAGGACAATTAAAAAAGTCCCATAAGGGACAGGACAATGAACCAGGGGAGGGCGGGCTTGCCACCGCTCCCCCAATTCAAAAAACAAACAATTTAATGTTTCATTCTACAATTTAAGCATATCATATAATTTGTAATATGGCAAGCTGTCTAAACAAGGAGGAAACTATGAACAAATATAGTATGCAAGGTTTTTGTAAAAACCAAAAGAATCCAGAATTGATTGAAAAGTTACAAAAAAAGGCGCTTGAAAAATACAAGAGAAAACAAGAAAGAATGGAAAATGCAAAGCTTGAGTTTTTTACGATACCCGATTTCTCATCTATTAGCGGAGGAGGGACTTTATCCTGGTGGTTCAACAGGGATAAAGGTGATGTGACCTTTGAAGCGGAAGATGGAAGATACGATAAACAAGATGTAATTCAGTCGCTAAGAAGATTAGCTGATTATTTAGAAAACATCGAAACCTATACAGATGAAATATAGTAGTAAGAAGGAGGTAGAAATATATACCATATGTTGGTGATTGTGGGAGGTAAAACAAATGAAGTATGATGTTGTATATTCATGTGGACATAAAGGTACTGTTGATTTATTCGGCCCAACCAAGGACCGTGAAAGCAAGATTGAATGGTATGGGCGTCAGGCGTTATGTCCTGACTGCTATAAGGCAAAAATGGAAAAAAAAGATAAAGAGATGGGGCTGGTTGCTGATGTAAGGATTGATGGCAGAGGGTTGTTTTATAATAAACCTGATGATGAGGACATAGCAATTGTCTTTTATGGGGACACGTATCCCCATAAAGCCGAAATACAGTCACTTGGTGCAGTATGGACAGATGAGTTTCCAAGTGAAGGATTACTGAATGACATGATTATGGGTGGCTCTGGCTATAAAAGATGGGTACTATACACATCGATGGAGAAATTTGAGGAAACCATAAAAAAGGTGGAATCCATCGCGAAGGTCAAAAATTATCCCAGTGATGTGGATATCATGATGTACTCGAAAGAGAAACAAAGACAATTAGACAAGATGGCAAGCGTCAACAAGGCATTGGAGGAGTTAGGACCAAGGCCGGAATGGCCGGAAGAAATATCAAGGATGTGGCCGGAGGGCGGAACCTGGAACTGTAAGTTTTACGGGAAACCAGGGAAGTGGAGGATATATATAAAAAACAAAGAAATCCAGATTTCGGATGAACTAAAAGGGCAGATGGAAGAAGTCTATGAAAAACGTAGTGAATGGAAGAAAAAGAAAGAGGAGATAGAAAGGGGATAAGTATGAAACATGAAGTAATACAAGGATACGTTACAGCCGAGGATATCAGGGATGATGGGATGCTCATGTTCTTTCTTTCCAGAAATGAGGTGGAGGTGTGCGCCACCTACAGGATGGAACAGCAGATTGCAGAATTGAGAAAACTGGGAACTGATGCCAAAAACATAATGGCTATATGCTTTATGGGGTACGATAATGACCCGCGCGAAGTATATGATATCCCTGCTGTACATGAATATCTTAGCAAACTGCTGAAAAATGTCCCTGAACTGTTCTACTACATCGATATCCCATCATACACATTTGCGATACTGGTCAACGCAATCTTCGTTAGCCAGGACCAGGCAGTGAAGGCTGAAAAGGCCATCCTTGATTATGCAAAAAGCATCGGGGATACTGGCAGGGTGATAACAATTGATTATTATGCTACCCATCAGGCCGAATTATTAAAGGAGGAAAAATAGTGAAACAGCAGAAGAAAACCAGGTCAATAGGCGAGAAAATGAAATCCACGCATACATACCAGCGGCAGGAGGAAATCCTGCTGGCCTGGGCGGATGCCTGGGAGAAGGATTTCAACAAGACCCATGACCTCATACGGATGGCCATAAAGGAACGTGACATAGGCTCCGCCATGCATTACAGCGACCAGCTTAGGGCGTTGACCGAAAAGCGCTTCCAGGCACTGGAGAACATCATCCATAAGGTCTGTGACCCGGAACGCATCATGAAAGATGCCGAATCCAATGATTATATTGTGATGAAGCGGTTATATGAGCAGTGCCGAGGGATGGATATCCACGATACATTGGACTTGATTTTAAAGGCGGAAACGGATGAGGAGAAGGAATTTTTCTCAATCATAAGTGATTTCCTGATGCAAACCCAGCAGAGGGAAGTGATAGAGAATAAAGGGTTTTAG